TCTCTGGTTTTATTAAGAAGTATCTGAACTCTTTTGAGTTCATCACTTTGGGATTTGATATACCACGCTATTGGTGCTATAACTAAAGTCAGTATAAAGTTCCACAGTACGGGTAGTGTGATTTCCATAATAGGTATACCGTAAAAGAGTTTTATAGTTTAGGTATACCGTTAAGAGGTATACCGTATTATAACGGTATACCGTAAAGGGAAAGGATGTAAAGAGAAAAATGGCGAAAAGAAAATCAGGTGCATTAAAGACTGCAAAGTTTCCCCCACCCAGTCCCTTCAGGAAGAATGAAGACATTGAAAAAGCTAATGTTGCTTTTGGTGATCTGGAGTTTGAGGCAGCCATACAAGATTATGTAAAAGATAGTCCAGTGGCACTACTTGCCCTAGAGGACATAAACAAAAAAGGTGGCATAAGTAAATTTATCAAAGCGTTGCAGAAAGGTGATAAAGACTACTTTTCCACCATAAGAGGGCAGTTCTTCCCAAAAGAGGGTGATAGGATAGAGTATAATGCTACCGATATACTTTCCTTTTTAAGGGATACACAAAAAGGAATACAGCCTCATCCAATATATGGAGAGTATCTTCCAACAAAAGAAAAAGTAAAGTCGGCAAATCTTGTTCAAAATGCCATACCTGTGATAGCACATGAGCTGTTTCACTATGGAACAAACGTTTTAAGAAAACAAGGTTACGATGTTCCAAAAATTTATGAAGGTCGTGATGAAAGTGATCCTATTGATCTCAAAAAAATGAGATCAGACATTCTTAATGAAGAGGCAATAATAGATCAACTAGAAAGATTTCAAAGAAGAAGATTGGGAATGCCAGAGGACATTAAGCCCGATTACGACAAAGCAGCAGAGGATATTAGGATAAGTATGAGAAAAGGAAAGGATAGATCGAAAGAAGACCTTTTAGGAAAATTTAAACGTTTTAGCGGATATGACAAAGAAGAAAATCCTTTTAGAAAAAGAGTAGAGGGATTTTTTGGAACTGATTTTTTTGTACAGGAAAGTCCAAAAGAGGCTTTAAATAGATTCGAAAGCATGGCTCTAGAAGAGCTTGAAAAAAGAAACTACGCTAGAACGAAAGAACCTATGAAAGATACAAGAGAAAAATCATTTCTGGAAAAACTATCGAGACTAAACCCTTTCAGAGAAGAGGATAGACCCATATACAGAGAAGGGGGCGTTGTTAATATGCTCAAGAAAATGAAATGAGTGAATACAGAAAGTATCACGCATCTAAAAAAATGAAGCAAGAACGAGCCTTGCGAAATAAAAACAGAAGGGCAGCCCTGAAGAAGGGAACAGTAAAAAAGGGTGACAAAAAACATATCGATCATCGTGATGGAAACCCAAGAAACAACAAGAAGACAAACCTAAGAGTTGTATCTGCTAGGCGAAACAGAAAAAAACAATGAACCTAGAGCTGAAAGATATCAAAGGTAAGCTATCCACCCTACCCACGGATCAGCAAAAAGAACTCTTAAAACTTTTAGAATCATACGAAGAAGCAAAAAAGAAAGAAGACTCCAAAACAGACTTCTTAACCTTCGTTAGAATGATGTGGTCATCCTTTGTTGGAGGACCCCACCATGAGATAATGGCTGAAGCCTTTGAGAAAGTTGCTCGTGGCGATCTAAAAAGATTAATAATCAATATGCCACCCCGTCATACCAAGTCAGAATTTGCATCGTTTTTGTTTCCTGCATGGTTCTTGGGGCAGTATCCAGATAAAAAGGTGATCCAAACAGCCCACACCGCAGAGTTGGCAGTGGGTTTTGGTAGAAAGGTGCGTAACCTCATACAGTCAGAGGACTATCAAAAAATTTTTAAGGGCATCGAACTATCAACAGACAGTAAAGCAGCAGGTAGATGGAACACAAACAAGCGTGGTGACTACTTTGCTATCGGTGTTGGTGGTGCTGTAACAGGTAAAGGTGCTGATATCCTTATAATAGATGACCCACATTCGGAACAGGAGGCTCAATTAGGGCAGTACAACCCCGATGTATACGATAAAGTATACGAATGGTACACATCAGGTCCAAGGCAGCGTCTACAGCCTGGAGGAGCGATCATACTTGTGATGACCAGATGGTCAAAAAGAGACCTGACAGGTCAATTATTGAAGGTTATGCAGGAAAGAGAGGGTGCAGACGACTGGGAACTCATACAATTACCTGCAATTATGCCCTCTGGTAACCCTTTGTGGGGTGAATTTTGGGCATTAGAGGAATTAGAGAGCCTAAAAGCAGAACTTCCAGTCGCAAAATGGAACGCACAGTACCAACAAGACCCCACATCGGAAGAAGGAGCGTTAATTAAGCGTGAATGGTGGAACGAATGGAACGAATCAGACCCACCACCCTGTGAATGCATCATACAATCGTGGGATACAGCGTTTTTAAAGACACAAAGAAGCGATTATAGTGCCTGTACCACATGGGGCGTGTTCTATCATCACCAAGATGTGGATCAAAACCGTCCTCACCTGATTCTTTTGGATGCATTTAAGGAAAAACTAGAGTTTCCAGAACTAAAAAGGGCTGCCTACGATAAATATTGGGAGTTCGAACCAGATCAGATGATTGTAGAAGCAAAAGCATCGGGTGCGCCTTTGGTATTTGAACTTCGACAGATGGGAATACCTGTTACAGAGTTCACACCCACTAGAGGAAACGATAAAATAGCAAGAGTCAACGCAGTTACAGACTTGTTTTCTAGTGGAAGTATATGGTACTATCCATCAAGATGGGCAGATGAGGTTATTGAAGAATGTGCCTCGTTTCCCACAGGTGAACATGACGACCTTGTAGATAGTACGACACAAGCCCTGCTAAGATTTCGTCAAGGGGGTTGGGTCAGAGCAGAAAGAGATGATTGGGATGACGAACCAAAATATAGAAGACCAGTGGAGTATTATTGATGACCATATCTAGAGCCAGTATGAAATCACAACTGGTTAGAGGTAAGAAGAAGTTCGTAAAGGCTAAAAAGAAAAAATATAAAAAGAAGAAAAAATAATAGACTCAAATAGTAACATAGTATTAATCTAAACAAAACTAGAGGGGCGTTATGGCAGAAGAAAAAAAGAAAAAAGGTGTCACCAGAGAGGAGAGGATTAAAAGATCGTTTCCAAAAGGTAGTAAGTTTGTAGATAAAATACTTAAAAAAGATGCAGAGGTAGGAAGAGACTCCAAAGCCATAGTAGCGTTTCCACCACAAAGAGGACCTGGATTGCCAAAGCAGGGTGTAACAACCGCACCGCCAAAGATTAAAAAAGAAACAAAACCATCAAGACCTAAAGAGACCAAGTTAGCTGGAACAAAGGCAGTGGCTGCAAGCACATTAACTGAGGCTCAACGACAAGCGTTATCTAATAAGCAGGCAGCAAAGAAAAAGAAAGAGACTAAAAAAGACCCATTAGCAGGAAAGCCAAGAAGCATAGCTGCTGCTAAGAAGGCAGGGCAATTATATTTCTTTGACAAGAATGGTGTTAAAAAATTAGCTGTTACTAAAGCTGATCTAGATCGAACAGGTCTATCTTTGAGAGAGTATGCAAACAAGTTTGCTCCCAAAAAGGTGACTAAGAAAGAGGCAGAAAAATTTAAAAAGAAAGCTGGAGGCGGAATGATGAAGAAAAAAGGTGCAAAAGCAGGTGGAGCTATGAAGAAAAAAGGCATGGCTATGGGCGGTGCTATGATGAAAAAGAAGATGATGTCAAAAGGAGGTCATGTCTTTGTGTCTGCTGGTGATGGTTCTCCTCCAAAGAAAATGTTGAGGTCTGAATATGAACGGATGTTAAAACTGAACAAAATGTTTAACATTAAAGTTCCTAAACCTGTTTCAGCTAAAAAAGCAGGTGGAGTTATGAAGAAAAAAGGAGCCGCAGGTGGTGGTAAAATGCGTAAAAAGATGACAGCTAAAGCTGGTGGTGCGATGAAAAAGAAGATGACTGCCAGAGGTGGTGGAGCCATGAAAAAGAAGATGTACGCTGGTGGCGGCAAGATGAATAAAAAGATGGCTAGGGCTGGCGGTAAAATGAAAAAAGGTTACGCAGTCGGAGGTGCTATGAAGAAGAAAGGCATGAAGAAGGGCGGTAAGACCATGAAGATGAGAGGTGGAGGTCTAGCCACTAGAGGTACTACTTTCAGAATTAGATAATGGCAGTAGATAAAAATCTAGAACCCTTTGAGGTAGAAGAAGGGGGAAACCCTGAAGAGTCAGAACTCAAAGTTGAGATAGTCAACCCAGACGCTGTTGCAATAGGGTCAGAAGATGGTGGTATGGTTATAGACTTTGAGGGAAGTGCTACAGAAGAACTTATGGGTGCAGATCATAACTCTAACTTAGCAGAGTTTATAGAAGACTCTGATTTAGAAGAGATGGCATCTAATCTAGTAGAAGACTTCGAATCAGACAGAACATCAAGAAAAGAATGGTCTAGGTCATACGTCAAAGGTCTTGACCTTCTTGGTATGAAGATTGAGGAACGAACCCAGCCGTGGGAGGGAGCGTCAGGAGTTTTCCATCCTTTACTATCAGAAGCTATCGTTAGGTTCCAAGCACAGGCTATGGGAGAGATATTCCCAGCAGCAGGACCTGTTAGAACAAAAGTCGTAGGAAAGCAAACAAAAGAAAAGAACGAACAGTCAAAGCGTGTAGAGCATGAGATGAATTATATGCTTACAGAAGAAATGACAGAGTATCGTGATGAGATGGAGCAGATGCTTTTTAGATTGCCTTTGGCAGGCTCTGCTTTCAAAAAGGTGTACTATGATCCCATAATGGAAAGACCATGCTCTATGTTTGTTCCTGCTGAAGACTTTGTTGTGTCTTATGGTGCATCAGACCTTATGTCATGTTCAAGATATACCCACGTTATGAAGAAAACGGAAAATCAAGTAAGAGAACTACAGGTCAATGGATTTTATAAAGATATAGAATTACCAGAGCCTACAAGAGATGAATCAGACATACAAGAGAAGTATGATGAGATGGACGGCAGTGAGGCTGTCTATGATGATGACGATAGGCATACCATACTAGAGATGCATGTTGATCTAGAAATGCCAGAACCATTTGAGGATAAAGATGGTCTTGCAAGACCATATATAGTTACAATAGACAAATCATCTCGTACAATACTATCGATCAGAAAAAACTGGTATGAAAGCGATGAAAAGAAAACTAAGCGACAGCATTTTGTTCATTATAGATATCTTCCTAGCCTTGGGTTTTATGGTACAGGACTCATTCATCTTATTGGTGGGTTGGCTAAATCGGCAACGTCCATACTTCGTCAGCTTATTGATGCTGGTACGTTATCGAATCTTCCTGCTGGTCTTAAAGCTCGTGGTCTTAGGATTAAAGGGGACGACTCGCCTCTTATGCCTGGTGAGTTCAGGGATGTCGATGTCCCTGGCGGTGCGATACGAGATTCCATT